GCGTCAATTCGACTGACAGGCGGAGTAATCTCTATTATTGCTGGTATCCTAACTTGCATTTATATGGCTAAACAAATAAACAAAAAATGAAACCAAAAAAAATAGCAGTAGGAATGATAGTATTATCATTTATCGGTTTGGGCATGGCATTCCTAACGGGATGTTCAGTACTTGGGCAGCCAAACGTGTGTGTCGAAACGCAATACGGCAAGTTCTGTTATGAACTGCCAGAAATTAAAGGACTTAAAAAATGAAAAACCTATTAACTACATTACTCGAAAAGCTGAGTGAGAACTCCACATGGCGTGGACTGATCTTAATTGCTACGGCAGTTGGAGTTAACATGGACACAGACCTCCAAGAAGCAATCCTAGTCGCAGGATTAGGACTTGTGGGACTCATCAACGTCATCCGTAAAGGCTAATGGTTCCAAACTCCAGACCGCAACAGGCGAAAGAAAAGACTTTGGCTATGGTCATCAAGTCTGGAATTGTGGATCGTGTTGCTTTGGTTGGAATCCGTGGGTACTACATGGATACTATGGGAGTTAAAGGAAAGAACGACAGAGGTATCTACGACGATGCGATCATACTTTTATCTCCAAGCGTCCATGCTACGTTTAACGCTAACACTGATCCGTCAGTTCATAAGAAAGGTATCGCGGTTCTCAAGACGGGCATTCATCGGTATCGTAAGGGGAATCATGGTCTTAGTAAACCCGGAGGCGGCTACCCTGCGCTTCGACCTTCTAACTCAAAAGAAGAGTTGCCAGTCACACGGGATGGGATTGGGGATGATATGGGAATCGCTATTAACATCCATCGGGGAGGATACAACAGCACATCGTCGCTGGGCTGCCAAACGATCTACCCGCCGCAGTGGGACGGGTTCATAAATCTCATCTACTCGGAGATGAGTAGATACAACCAAAAGACAATCCCCTATTTATTAGTGGAAAATCTATCGTAAACGATAATGAGTGATTCTTGTTCTGATCCATGTAGCGGTTCAACGGTACTCGCAGCCTCTTATGCAAGGGCAGCAAAGCAAAGTGCTGAAGCTGCTCAACGAGCGTATTGTGCATTACAGAACGCAAGGATAGGAGCTACAGGGGCAAAAGGAGCGACAGGGCCAATCGGAGCCACTGGGGCCACGGGAGCAGGGACTACTGGCGCAACTGGCGTGGTTGGCCCACAAGGCGCGACTGGGATAATTGGAACCACGGGAGCTACAGGGTCGGGATCAACTGGCGCGACAGGCGTAATTGGAGCAACAGGCGTAATTGGATCGACTGGGGTTATTGGACTCACAGGCACGACTGGAGCGACAGGAGTTATTGGTCTGGACGGAGCAACAGGAGTTCAAGGAGCAACTGGAGCAAGTGGTTATATCGGTTTAGATGGCTCAACGGGAGCAACAGGCGCGACTGGCGTTGGTTCAACTGGAGCCACTGGAGTTGCTGGAATAAATGGAGCGACAGGTTCTACTGGAGTTACTGGTGGATTAGGGTCAACAGGAGCTACTGGTTCTACTCCTGCAAATGTTGTTGTATCTAATATTGTTGGGTCTACAGGAGCAACACAACTCACTAATATCATGCAAATCACTTCTGCTGGATATAGCGCAATAACTCCAGTAGCAAGTACGCTCTATGTAATTGTAGGATAATGAGATTATCTGACTCAACAGCGGCAAGAATTCAAAGTTCGATTGTTGATGCAATCGTTTCTTTCGGAAGTTCAATTTATAGTTTTTATGTATACACATCAGTTACGCTGACTCAAATAATGTCTGGAGCAGTTAGCGTAGTGAAAGCTGGAGCGGGAACATTAACTCTTAACGCAAATAATACTTACACAGGCACAACTACTGTTAGTTTAGGTACTCTAAAAAATGGAAGTGCAACCGCTTTTAGTAGTGGAAGTGCGTTAACCGTCAGTGCGGGTGCATTTGATCTCAATGGCTTCAATGCGACCGTGGCGGCTGTGGGAGTTGGGAATGCTTCTGGAACGATCACCAACTCGGTCTCAGGATCGGGTACAAATACCCTATTGATATCGAATTACACTGTCAATCTTGCCACGCTCATTACGGATGGTGTCACAGCAAAGACGGCGGTGACCTTTAATAATAACGGTAACATTCCGACGTTTTCCAATGCAAATAACACCTTTTCTGGAGGGCTTATTCTTGCCTTTTCGGGTGCTGGTGGAGGCACTCGCCTCTACTATCAAGGGCCCGTAACGAACACGCTCGTCAATGGGAACCTTACAAAAAGCAATTTAGGAACAGGCACCATTTACATTGGAGCCAATGGTAGCACGGGCCCTGCTCAATTGAGGCTTGTTTCAGGCTTGATTTATAATAATATCGTCGTCAATGCAGCAAGCTACCCAGATGGTGGCTCCGCTGCATTCCGTCTCGATGGCACTGGAATACAATTTTTTGGAACGATTACAGCGGGTTCATCCAATATAAATATATCAAGCCAAGTTACAGGTTCGGCAACAGCTTATGGTCAACTAATAGGAACCAATGGATTACTGCTGAAAACTCCGGGAGGAGCAAGTTCAACATTTACTCTAACTTTAGCAAATACATTAAACCCAGCAAATAATTACTCAGGAAATACAACAACTTCGACGAGAACAACAATAGCTTTGGCGGCAGTTACTCAAATTCCAAACGGATCAGGAAAAGGGAATGTAGTTAACAACGGGACTTTAACTATGGGTGGTATTAGCCATACAATAAACGGACTCTCTGGAAGCGGAACAATTGATGGCATAAGCGGAACTCCTACATTGACTGTTGGTGATAACAATGCAACAAGTTCCTTTTCTGGTGTAATAAAAAACACTGCTGGAACATTGTCATTAACAAAAATCGGAACTGGGTCGCTTACGCTTACTGGAGTTAATACTTATTCAGGAGCAACATCAATATCTGATGGTGGTATTATTGTTCCAAAAATAAGTGGAGCAAGCACAGGAACAGCTACATTTACAAACACTACTCTTTCTGTTTCGTTTGACGTTGCACCAACCGCTGGAATGACGTTCCGATATTTTCCGGGTGCTACAACACAAACATACGCATCAGTAACTTTAGTAAATGCCGCTGGCAGAACAGGAGTTTACACGTCAGCCAATTCCACTCTTACAATAGCATGATAATTTCACCGAACGAACAGGGCTGGGCATTCGACGAGTCAACCGCTTGGAAACTCGTTTACGATGGGAGCACGATCATCTTTTTTGATGAGACAGAAAAGTCGATCTCGACGCAGAGCACATTGTTTGTAGGAACAAAAGACGAATGCGAGGAAGAAATAATTAGGGCTGGATTAATTATAAGTCAAAATTCTCATAACGATTTAAATAATACTTGACCAAAATGAAATTATCGTTGACGATAAAATAAAATGAGCAATTGCAATGAGACTATTATAGTTGCAGGATATGCAAGAGCCGCAAGGGATTTCGCCCAAGCCGCTGCTCAATCTGCGTGTATTGCTCAAGAATCTATTGGAGCAAGCGGAGCAACAGGGGCCACTGGTGTAGGAGCTACAGGCGCAACTGGTCTTACAGGGTCTACTGGCCCATCAGGAGGGCCAACAGGAGCTACGGGTGCTACTGGTGAAGGAGCGACAGGGGCTACTGGGTTATCTGGCATTAACGGAACCACTGGGGCTACTGGATTGCGCGGAGCTACGGGAGCTACGGGCCTTACAGGATTGCAAGGTTCTACGGGATTACAGGGTTCTACTGGGTTTGGTGCTACTGGACTAACTGGAGCTACTGGTCAACAAGGGCCGATTGGGCCAGAAGGGTCTACTGGAATGGTCGGCCCTCGCGGAGCGACTGGTTTAACTGGTGGATTAGGGGCTACTGGAATAGGTGCAACAGGAGCTACGGGTGTAGTTGGGCCGCAAGGAGCAACTGGAAATGGCGCAACTGGAGCTACTGGAATTCAAGGAGTTCAAGGCGGAAGTGGCGCAACTGGAGCATCTGCACCAACATTTACAACTGCAAGTGATTTTGTTTCAAGTCCAACTCCATACGTTTATATTGGTCGCGCACCATCTGGATCAACTGGTGCAACTGGTATTTGGTCAGTAAAAAGAAGCGAAACTAACAACGCAGGAACAATTGTAGCAACACTTGGAGCTACTGGAGCTTGGACAAACAGATACACTTTACCATACGCTTAAATATGAAACCAACCAATCCAATCGTCATCGACGGAGAAACCTACGACATTTATACGATCAATCTCGCGATCACGTCCGTTGTAAATCCAGACGCAAGCGAAGACGCGAATGTGGCTATGCGCCTTGTGCCTACGCGAGTCGCGAATGGCGAAGTCATCCTCGCAAACGACTACGCACGCTCGATGGCACTCGGCAGCGTCGAGAATGTTGACGCACCGACAAAGACTGCCGTTGCTCAAATTTCTGCAAGCATCCAAGAATTTATCTACGCGAAGGGGCTTTAAGCGATGGCACTTATTCTTTCGGCGGCAACTGGAAATTTCAACGCAACCGCGACATGGGTCGGGGGCATTGTGCCTACCACAGGCGACGAGGCCCGCGCCTCGACGGGGCACACGATCACGATCACCGCGAATGCGACCTGCTCCGAATTGAGCAACGCAGGGTCAGGCACATACGTTCTTAATAGCGGTGTTACTTTGACGGCAAACGTCACGAACAAAACAACGACCGCTCTCGTCAACTGCTTGACCTTTTCGGCGGTATCTCCTGCAACGGCAACGATTGTCGGGAACGTAACAGGCGGGGCTGCGTCCAATGGGTCACCAACTGCGGGGACTGGAGCGATTCTTAATTCTTCGACAGGAACATTGATTGTGCAGGGGAATGTGGTTGGCGGAAGCAACGTAATTTGCATCGGGGCTTTTAACGCCTCAACAGGGACAATTTCCGTAGCAGGAAATGTGACGGGAGGAACTGGCAATACTTGTTACGGAATTTACAATCTATCGAGTGGTGCAATTTCCATTAGCGGGAATGTCGCAGGCGGGAGCGGGGCAAATGCAACAGGGGCAATCAATGCCGCTGCGGGAAATTATACGATCACCGGCAACGTGTCGGGCGGCACTATTTCGACTGCAAACGGAGTAAGCAATTCTTCGACGGGAACGGTCACAATAACCAGCACCACTATATCTGGAACGGTTGCTACGGCCGTATCAAATTCAGTCGGCGGAACCGTGAACGTCACAGGCAACATCACGGGCGGAACCGCAGCCAATGTCTATGGAATCAACAATGTAGGAGTCGGAACCGTCAACGTGACAGGCAATGCTACGGGCGGAACAGTTGTCGCCACCTCGCACGGCTTAAATAATACCTCGACAGGGATCGTCGCCGTTACTGGAATCTGCACAGGAGGTGCTGCTGGAGCGGCTGGAGCAAACAATGCCGCAGCGGGAACAATCACAACAACCCGCGCAAAAGGTAACGGATTCGGTATCGGTTCTGTAGCTACTGCTGCTGGCTTTGGAATTGCATCCGTGCAATCGTCAATTACAAAAATCGAAGAACTGGAATTTGGTGCATTGGGAATGTCTCCCGTATCTGGGCCGTGCTACATAACACCGCTCACAACAAACGTAGCAATTTTCACAAAATACCCTAGCGGAACAGGGACTAAAACTTTGGTTGATGCAACGGCATCCGCAGGAATGCCAGCAATAACAGACGTTCGTTTCGGCACAAGCTACGCAAGCGGAGCTTTGACGGGCGTTGCCTACATTCCATCGGCTTCCAGCGTGGCATTCGGCGTGCCTGTAGATGCGACCACTGGAACAGCAGTTTTAACTGCATCAGCTATCTTTGATACGCTTACAAGCACTATGACAACGACTGGATCAATCGGTGAACGACTTGCTAATGTATCAACTGTAGCTGTAACTGGTCAACAGATTACAAATGCATTAGGATAATAACACTTGACCAAACCCAAACTATCGTTAACGATAAATATATTATGAGTTGCTCAAATTCCAGAAGTTCTAAATGCAATCCATGCGGCCCAAGTGAGGCAGCAATGAACGAGATTGCAAACCGTGCAGCTTACTACGCTCGTATCGCAGTTGAAGCCGCTGGAGGATCATCTGGCGGCAAAGCACCAACTGGAGGGAATACCTTCGGGGTATTCTACGAGAATGATTCAGTAATGATAACTGACTACACTATTACTTCTGGACGCAACGCCATGTCAGCAGGGCCAATCACAGTAAACCCCGGAGTCACTTTAACAGTTCCATCAGGAAGCACATATACAATCGTATGAGTCTAATCAAAGCAAACGCAGTCCAAGTTGGACAATCACCGACAGCAACGCAGAACTTCACGCTGGCAGTGCCATCGTCACCAGACGGGACGATTAAGCTGGCACGGGGCAATTCTGGCGCAACTACGCAGGATGTTATTAGTGTAGATGCAAGTGGGAATATCAATGGTCTTGTTAAGACTACTGGTAGCACAACCGCTCGTTCGCTTGCAAACCGCTTTGCTGATGTAGTGAATGTGAAGGATTTTGGTGCAGTAGGAGATGGAGTTACAGATGATACTGCTGCAATTCAAGCTGCGATAGATACGGGTTACGACTTAATATTTCCTTCGGGAACGTACATAACATCCTCTCAACTTACCATGAATACGGCAGGGCAGCAATTAACAGCTTTGCACCCATACCCTAATGAGTTTGGTGGTGCGGCTATTCAGTTTAGCCATAATGGTGTGTGCGTTTTGATACAAGAGGCTCAATGCGCCATCACTAATCTAAAGTTTGTTGGCCCTGATTTGACTGTTGATACTGCTATCAAAGCGGCAAAACTTACAAACACTGATGATATAGACGTAGCAGTAAAAAACTGCCTATTCAAAACGTGTGCAGTAGGCATCAACGTAATAGGACGTTCTTTAAATGCAAGCGAAAATTTGTTTGCCAATTGCACTACTTGCATCACTTTGTCATGGCCGACGTCTGGTACTAGCGGAACTGGAGATCAGGCTTTGCCGTTGGGATGGAGAGCAACGCGCATCCTAAATAACCGAGCGCACTCCTGCACATTATTTCTGCAAACAACTGGTGCGGATAAACAGTATTTCAGGGGAGCAGTAATAAACGCAAACCAAATGGACATTGGCGAGAGGTTCTTTGAGGGCGGGATTATTGATTCAGTGATCTCTAACAACGTGGTCGAAATGGCGAACTCCACCATCATCTATATTGATGCTGGTGGCTCTGAACTAGCCATTACAGGCAACCTGTTGAATGGTACATCTGGAGATGCTGCACAAAGTCCTGCTAGATCAATCTGGTTTGCTACCGGGTCAACTCCTAGTAAGGTTTCAATTACTGGAAACAGTATGTCCTACATGGACGTAGATTGCATACAGTTTGTCCCTGCTGCTGAGTACATTTCGATTGTCGGAAATTATTTTGGCGAGGCTGCAACAAGGAGTATCAGCATTAACGGGGGGATGTACAAAAGCTCAATTGTTGGAAATTCGTTCAATCCGGGAACTGGACTGACCTGTATAGACGCAACTGGCGCGGCTATCGCTGACATTGTGATTTTCGGCAACGGTTTCGCATCTGCAAAAACACTGCTTGGAGGTTCGCCAACAGACAACGGTGGGAACATAATCCAGACGAATGGGAGGGTGCATTTTGGGTCACTGATTGAACCAACACGCACACTTGAGGCTTCAAGTAGCGGGTCGATAACAGCTAGATTTTCTAGGACTGGCAGCAGTTCAGGATTGGGGTTTGACTTTATTAACACTGCGGGTACAATCAACCTATTTGTAACTCCCACAGGAAGCCAAGCAGGCAGTTTCGCACCGGGAGGTGATAACGCTATAAGCAACGGAACAGCGGCATTCCGTTGGTCAGTGGTCTATGCTGGTACTGGCGCAATTAACACATCGGACGAACGTGAGAAGCAACAAGCCAGACTGCTTTCTGAAACTGAAAAGAAGGTTGGAATTAAATTGAAATCTCTCGTAAAAGCATTTAAATTCAACAATGCAGTTGAAGTAAAAGGCGAAGACGCTAGGATTCATGTTGGTGTTATCGCACAAGAAGTTGTATTGGCATTTGAATCAGAAGGACTTGACGCTACTAAATATGGATTGCTATGCTATGATGAGTGGGATGAACAACCAGAAGAAAAAGATTCTGATGGAAATGTAATTCAACAATATTGTTCTGCTGGAAACAGATACGGAATTAGATACGATCAACTATTAGCATTTATTATTTCAACAATTTAAACTATGAGCGCAAACATTAAAGCATCAGTAGACGGAACACAGGCAATCATCGGCGTAGGAGGCGTTGACCAGATGACTGTGAGCAACGCTGGCGTAGTGACGGCAAACAACTTTGTAGGCAATGTGACTGGAGGAGGAGCATTTTCTGGAAACGCATCGAGTTCTACGGCTCTTGCAACTGGATCGACTACGGCAAGGACATTGGCTAATCGGTTTGCGGATGTGGTCAATGTATTGGATTTTGGTGCTGATCCTACTGGGGTTTTAGATAGTTCTCCAGCTTTCAATTTAGCTGTTTTGGAATCAAAAAGTGTATGTGTTCCTCCG